AATTCTCTTTAAAATAATGTCCACAATTAACACCGCCTTTGTACTTAAACAAATCGTACGGCTCTCCCTTGTGTCCAAAAGATTGATTAACGCCCGCTCTACTTGCCTTGTCTATATCCTCTAATCTGTACACTACTCCGCTGGCTGTTCTTTGCATCATTTTAGCGCAAAAACTTCTACTTTCTGAGCTTGAGTATTTTTCCGCGTATTCGTAGCGTACCTTATAAACAGATTTATCTAAATTACTAGAACGTGAAGGCTCGCTTTTAATAAAGTCGCTTAACTTTTGTAATACTGTCTTTTTCTCTTTAATCAGCTTGTTAGCCCACGCATCTATAGTTTCATTGTCCTCTGAGTATTCGCGGCTATCTACTAGCTCCCAGTCTTCGTCTATTGTTTCACCGTCTAATACTTCTAAAAGTGCTTCGCCTTGGTCGTCTGTAATTCTGCTTAACTGCTGCTCTGCTTGCTGCTCCTCTTCCTGTTCTTTAATCTCTATCTCTTCTAGTAAATTCAAACGTCTGAAGTAAAGGTCTAAAGAAATACCGTTAAACGCTAAAATATTATCTATAGCGTCAATCATTAATTCCTGGAAAGGTTGTATAGTAGCGTTATAAAAATAACGTGCTGCTACTTCTATCTCGTCTGCGTTTGAGCTGAACCCTTGGTTATCTGTAACAATACCTACTAACATAGGAGACGTTACTGTATGTCCTGTTAATATCTTTTGCTCTGCTTCTTTACTCAAGTATTCGTAATGCTGAGGTGCATCGTTCAAAGGTATATCGTCTACCGTTGTTTTGCTTTCCGCGTTGTTGTTAAAAGCTACTATTACTTTTTGCCCTCTCGAGCCTGTAAGTTTGTTTAATACCTTTCTGCTTACTTCCTCTTGCTTCTCCTGGTCAGGCACTCCGTTATTAAAGTTAACAACCTTAGTACCGCTAAAGCCGTTTTGCACCTCGTTAATTAAATAGTCGCTTATCTCCTCTTCTAGTATTGCATAAGGTACAGCAGCGAGGTAATCTATTTCACCGAAGTACTTAACCCCTACAGCGTAATCTTTAATACAAAGTATCTCTATCTTTTCTTTTGAAGTACCAAAAGCTGGTATTCTCTTAGGAGCAAATTTTCTAGTGTCCTCCCAGTTGTCAGAATAGTAATATCCTTCTATATCTCCCTCAGCGTTGCACTTCTCAGGTCTAATTAAATTAGTAGGTATATGGTAAGCCTTAATAACTTTCGTATGTTTCTCGTCGTAGTGAACTTGAAAATGCCCAGCGCCTAACATCTTAAGCTCCTTAATCACCTTACGTAAACATTCAGGGCTAAATATAGAACGCATAGCAGCGTACTGCGACGGCTTTCTAGCAGCATCCATAGCATGAAGCCCACGACCATAAATTAAACGGGAAATATTATTAATTACTGCGCTGTTAGTCGTAGACTTTCTCGAACGGTCTATTAAGAAGTTATAGTAGTCGTTAGCTTCTCCGTATTCTACCCACTCGTTACGAGTGTCCTCTTTTATCTCAGGCTGCTCATAAGCTGCCAAATTAAGTATTTTAATATCACTCATAAGTAACGTAGTCGTTTGTGCTGCTATAGCTTGTGTATTCGTTATTGTTCACCGAGTAGGTACTTATACTTTGATTAGTACAGAAAATCTTACCCTTGTAAACTATATCGCTGCCGTTCTTTACCTCTAATGTATAGAAGTTTCCTTCTTTCAAATTAAGTACCTCTTCGATAACTAAATAATATCTATCTACTGTAGGCGTAATTGCATAAGTCTCTGAAACGTCCGTAAGCTCGTTTAAAATTACCATGCTGTCCGCGACTAATTCACGAGGCACTATTTTAAAACTTTGAGCAGTTCCTGTTTCTTCTAGTATTATCATAACTTATATACGTTAAAAGCTCATTTTGTTTCAAATAAAAAAAGGGCAACCCGAAAGCTGCCCCTTAATAAACAATTAAACTATGAAAAATTAAGGCGTAGGCGTAACAGTTGTGCCGTCTCCTAACTGAACATTCATTCCTAAATCCGCTAAAGTTTGGTCTGAGCTTGCATCCATAAACAAAGGAGGTAGTTTCTCCATTGCTTGGAAAGTCAAGTTATAACCGCTCATGTCGCCAAAAGCAGCACCTGTAACAATAGAGCCTCCGTTAACGTCTGCTCCATGCTCATAACCTACTAAAAAGAAGTTATTGTTATTGTCTCTTACGATAACTTTAGGACGTCCGTATGCTAAAAGTTTTACCTCTTTGTGCGTTGCTAGGTCTTGCTTCTTTAACATCAAGCTCAAAACTTGGTCAAAGAAAGTAGTACCGTTTTCACGAGAAGAGTTAATAGCACTCTCTAGGCTAGACGTTCCTTTAATCTCGTATTTGTATGCTGTAGGTGTTCCCCCTACTGCTGTAACTTGGCTATCTACGTCAAGGGTAATTTGGTCTGCTGGTAAATCATCGTAATTAATGAAGTACACCGCGTCTAAACCTCCTACCGTATCTTTACATGGCTCAAGTCTTCCAGCTGTAATATCACATGCCATATCTTAAGTATTATAAAAAAGGGCGGGCGTATACCCACCCCTTTAAAAGTTAGTAATTCAATTATTAGTTAACAGCGTTAACGATTCCGTAAGTAACTACGTCAGCAGCAAAAGCATATTGAACAGCAGCGGTAAAACGCATAATTACGCGACAATTCTGCGAACCGTCAAGGTCTTCCATATCCAAAACTTTAACAGACTGAGATGTATGGTCATTCAATAAACCAGTACCAAAGTACAAGTTATCAATAGTTGAAAGGATAGCAGTATCAGAACTCATACCTGGACACATTACAACAGGAATACCGTCGAAGTACAAAGCTCCTCCTGTAGTGTACCACATATTTCCTTTTCCTTCGAAACCGTTAGAACCAAGACCAGCAGCACCGTACCCACCTAAAGCACGTACATACGCTTTAAAGATGTTGTTAGATACATAAAGTCTCAAGTCTTCACGTCCGTAAAGAGTGTCAGGCATTGCGTCAACGATTTTACCTAACTCAGCTGTTACGTTTGTAGAATCTACAGTAGTACCCGCTACCTCTTGAGCAGCTGGCAATTCAGTGTCAGCAGCTAACAAAGTTTCGAATCCGTCAAACTGTCCTGAGTTTGAAGCTACACCTTGCCAAATAGAAAGCTCGTTTCTTGCTGCAGACTTCTCCGCTACGTGAGCAATTAAGAAATCTGAAAAGTTCTTAGGTAGGTTGTCGAATGCAGAATACCCCATTTCGATAGCTTCCCAGTCAGAACGGAAATCAGACTTACACAAAGAAAGGTTAATTTGTAAATCTTTTGGCTCTAAGATACGCTCTGTAAGAGTCAAAGTTGATGTAGGGTCGAAGTCGCAAGAACCGTCTTTTACGATGTCGTCAATACCTACTCTTTTAAGTACTTCTTTGTACTTTACGTTTTGCTTAACCGTAATAAGGTTGTTAGCAATTGTTGGCGCTGGTAAAAGCGCAGCAGCTACATACTTACCCGCGAACTCTCCCGAATAACTTGTAGTAATGTTTGTTGTTGTTGCCATTGTTATTTATTTAAAAATTATTATTTACTAATTAAGTCGTAAACCATAGACTTCAAAGACTGCTCTTTTTTGTTAAAAGAAATCTGCTCTCTAGGTTGTGCGTTCTCAGGGTTATGTTGAATAGGCTTAGAAAGTTCTACCTCTTCTGTAGTTTCCTCTTTTTCGTCCTCTTTAGAAAGTTCTGCTAAAATCTGAGCTTTCAACTCAGCAATTAAAGACTCTCTTTCCTCAGCTGAGAAATACGTTTCTTTAGATACTGACTCAACTACTTTTTTAGCTACAGGTGTAGCATTTGGCTCTTCGCTAGCAGCTACCTCTTCCATTTCTTTTTCCTCAGCTTCTACCTCAGCAGCTTCCTCTTCCATTTCCTTTTTCTCGAAAGAAGCAATAATTCCCTCTTCTACTACTTTAAGAATCATGTCTTCTGCCATTTCGTACTCTCCTACAGGTAAAGGAATACGCTCGTCCTCATTAACGATAAATACAGGCTGTCCCGCTTCGAATGCCTCAGCTTCTAAAGCTGCTTGTCCGTCCGCTGTTAAAATTTGCTCTAGCTTTACTTCTACGGCTTTTAAACCTATTTTACGAAGTAGCTCGTTTACTTGTTCTTTCATTTTTATTTTATTTATTATTACTATATACGTTTTATTTTCTGTCTGTTATAAATTTAACTAGAAACGCGGGTAATAGTTCGCGTTGTGTCCTCGTTTATAACGTTTGAATTATTAGTGCTTGAAATAGGTGCAGATGTCTCAGTTTCTACCCTGTTAGTGTCCTCGTTTACGACGTTTGAAGTATTACCTCCTACAGTGCTTCCTATTCCTTGCGCTCCTATAGTTCCGTCGCAGCATTTACGACTATAAGTCTTGCCGTCTTTACACAGGCAACCTCTACGCCCCCCTCTAGGGCTTGTTCTACTAGGTGTATTCATCTAAAACATTGTTGGTTTTTGATAATAGGTCTGTATTAAAATACCTACGTTAGCAGCTGCTATATCTATATCTACTCCTGAGTTATTACGTAAAGCAAAGTAAAAGCCACCAGTCACAAAAGGGTCACTAGCCCCAGCTGTGTAAGTAATAAAATTAAATTGCTGTGCGCCCTCGTCTGCTGTTCTAAATACTAGAATTTCACTACCTATAATACTATTGTCTGCAAATCGTCTTAATGAAAGTGCTAAAGTTTGAGTAGAACCCCCGCTCGGTACAATACTAAAATTAACTCTAATATTATGCTGTAATCTTTGTCCCTCGTATGCTGTACCTACATAAGGTATAATAACATGGTCGCCTGTTCCCGCTATATCTAACTCGTCATAAGAAGTAGTACCGCTTGCTACTTTGTCTGTCGCATTATTAAAGAAAGTAAATCCGTTTGCTATTTCTCCGTCTAATAAAGCAACTGGAGCTGCTGGCGTTGTACTCCACTGAGTAGAGCCAAAGTTAACAGCATCCGTAGTTACTACGCTACCGCTGTCTAATAGTTGTGCCGCTGGGTTAGTGCCGTCTAAATAATATACTTTGCCGTTATAAAAGTACATCGCGCCCTCTTCATTTTTAATAGTTGAAGGGTCGTTAACTAGGTCTAGTCTTACGTTATACGCTGTGTTTTTAATGTCTCTTGCCATTTTATTTAATTATTTTTTTAAGTTCCTCGATTATCTCGTTTTCGCTGCTCATTTCTAAAGCTTCTAAGCCTTGGTAAATACCCTCAATAGAAAACCCTTTATAGTCGCCCGCTTTTATTTTCTCCCATTCGTTATCGTTGTATACTTTCATAGTAATAGCCCAACTTCCAACAGGAGCTTTAAGGTTGTATAACGCTGTTTTATCCTTGTCGGTGTCCTCAACTAGCCAACTTTCAATAACACTCACCCCAGTAACTGGTCGCTCATGTTCAGAAGTCACGTTATTAAGGTTTAACTTTTTCATAAATAGCTCAGCAGTTTTGTAGATAGTCTCTTTTGAGAAATATATGTTAAACTCCTTTTCTTTAATCTTACGATAAATGCGCTTCTCAGGTACTAAAGCAAGCCCTGTAACTATACGCTTTTCGTCGTCTACTACTTTTAACTCCATCTTATAACCCGACAAGGCTATAAAATTCTCCTCGATAGCGGGGTTTTCTACTAACGAAACGGCAAATACTCCGTCCTCGTTTTCGTCCTTAATGAATAATTCTACTTCTTGTAATTCCATAACTTATTTACGTTTAAAGTGTACTTTGTTGTATTTTGTTTCTTTCAAGCGACTGAGCCGAGGTAACATCTCCCGCTACTACATACGCCTGTAAAGGTTGCTGGCCTAGTGTCTGCGCTAGTTGGTTAGTGCCTGTGTTACCCACTACGTTAAAAGTCGCGGGGTTAGATAGTTCTGCGGGCGGGTTAGAAGCTCCAGCACCTCCACCAGCACCGCCTGAGCCACCGCCCTGGTATTGTTGTCTAGCAATAGTCGCCACGTTAGCAAGTCCAGCAGCAACCGCAGCAGCAGCAGCAATAAAAGGAGCAGCGGGGTTAGCAATACCTAACGGACTGGCAGCAGTCGAAGCAAAAGCAGCCGTAGCACCTTTATAAGTGTCTATAGTTGCTTGTGCTA